TGCAAAAACATATAAGAATCTAGGTGGCAGTCTTACTTTCAATAAGCAGGAATTGACCCTAGCCACTTTGCACCACGATCTTGGCAAGCTGGGAGATCTTGAGAATGTATATTACATTGATCAAGAGTCCGAGTGGCACCAGAAACGCGGGGAACGATATCAAATGAATCGTCATATACAATTCATGCATGTTCCTGATCGGGCACTATTTTTACTACAACATTTTGGTGTTGAAATAACACAGAATGAATGGTTGGGAATTAAACTGTCTGACGGGTTATATGAGGAAGCTAATAAGAGTTATTTGAAAAACACTTTGTATCCATATCCAATGCACACTTCTCTTCCATATATTGTTCATATGGCCGATATGATGGCAACATCAGTTGAACGGGATCAGACCCGGATCAATTTTGCTGATGATGGTACAATGTGACATATTCAAAAGAACAGATTGATGCATTACGAAGCGCATATATCTCTGGTGCATGTTTCGCAGCTTCTCGTTCGAACGGTCTGAATATGGGGGAGGCAAAATTCTCGGCAGCAAAATTGTATCCGTATCCCAAGAAAAAACAACGGCGGGTGGTAAGAGATATCGCGGGTGTATATTGGAAAGTTAGCGAAACTCCCGATAACGAGATGGGATTGTATATTGTTTCGTCCATGAATGGTAAGATATTTACGCCCGACCTCACTGCTGCAGCAGGAAGATCCCCTCGTTGGCGTAGTATATTAACTGCCATCACAGCAGAACGGGCCAATATCATAGTTGATTTGTTTAATCGCCCCGACGAAGAGGTTGATGTATGACAACAGAAGAGCGTACTGAACGACTTGAAATAATGATGGGGAAGCTTATATTAGCACTCGGTAGTACTGCTGATTTATATGGTACTATTAATTTTCTCATTAAATCAAATAAAGATGTTGCTGAGTTTCTTCGTGACATAATGCTTCTTATTTCAGAATCAGAGAACAAACAAAATGAAAATTCCTGATGACAAAGATCGGCTTGATCGAATGCAAAGAGAAGTTTCTCCGATGGAAATTGATATGTTCAATGATGTATGTTTTATTACATTTCGTGGATATACGGACCTTCGGTATAGTGCCCCCACACTTCGTGAGGCATTAGATAAGGCGTTTTTTGGTGGGGAACCTGACAAACTACCACCATTCAAATATAGACTCCCCAAGGAGCAGGATGATGAACAGGCGTAATTTCCTTCGGTCGGCTATTTTTGGAGCGTCAACAATTCTTGTTGGTGACGAAGTATTAGATGCATTTAATAGACTCACTTGGAAAAGAAAGTATTTTCCGGGGGAAACTTTTGGAGAGTCAAGTTTTTGGTCTAAAGAGGTAGAATCCGATGTAGCGCAAATGTTACGAGATGTTTATGGGCAGATGAGAACTACAATATTCCCCACCATGCAACCTCTTTTTACTGAGATGCCATCATTGCAAGGCGGGCGTTCACTATACTTTGATGTGGACATAAAACCTCCGAAAATAACTCGGGGAGGATATTTATTGAGTAATGGTTATGTGAAATAAAAACTAGGAGATTATCATGGTAAACGTGTTACTCCTTCCCTTATGTTGCAATACGCAAACTATTATTTGAACTGGAGGTGATCTATAAAAGTTTCGTATTGTTCAACAGGTAAACTATGAGGGAGGCTTTTCGCCTCCCTCTTTTTTTGAGATAGATATGAAACGATTGTCGTTCAAGCATTTACTAACATTTACCACTACCTTAATCGCAGGTTCTGCTGCGTTCTTTTCGGTGTGGGGCATTGGTAAGTTATTTGCAGGCGCAGCAATTGCAACGATGGTTATGGCGGGTTCATTAGAATTGGGTAAAATCGTAGCAGTGACATTTTTGTATAGATATTGGAATCGTATTGCATTTGTTATGCGATCATATATGATGGCAGGAGCATTGATGTTAGTAGTAATTACATCAGGAGGAATTTATGGATTCTTGTCTTCTGCATATGCATCGGGGGCGATAGGATTTCAAGCTAAACGCAGTGAAATTAGTTTAGTAGAGTCTCAACAAAATTCTCTTACCACAACCTATACAAGTAATGCGGGCCGTATTAAGAGTAATGACGCCCGCATTCAACAGCTTCAACAGTTTCGTTCGCAACAAGAAAATCGGTTGGATTCCCTTATGGGAAAGTCTGGGTTTACAACACAGCAACGAGCAGTGCAACAATCGGATGGAGAAATTCGTCGGTTACAAGCAGAGAGTCGGGATATTGAAAAACAGAATATAACATTATTGACCAGCAGGGATTCTCTTCAACAGCAAAAATTGACGAAGGAAGTAGCATCTAATACTGATTCAAAGATTGGTACATTCTGGTACATTGCAAATGCTATTGGGGTGCCATTAGATACCGTAGTTAAATGGTTTATTCTCATGATTGTATTTGTTTTTGATCCATTATCAATGGCACTTGTTATCGCATATAATGTTATCAAGAAAGAAGAAGAGAACAAGGAGCCGGATATTCCACCGGCTCCCCCCACCCCCGATGATAAAACGCCGCTACCAATGAATAAGATGTTGTGGCCGGAAACAATTGATGCGGCGTGGGCAGGCATCGAAACAGAACCCGATGTGGAACATACCGAACAAAAAGAACCTCTAATAGAAGAAAGTTTGCCGGTTTCTACTTTACCATATTATCTGCAACCAGATTTTGATTGGAATAATCATGCGCTGTGGATACACGATCCTGCTGCTCGGGCAATGAATGAGCAATTGAGTAAGTCGAGGGGATAAAGGTATTGACAAATATATTGAAAGTAGTTACATTTAAAGGTAATTGAACACAAGGGTTCTATGAAGATTTCATATTTGGTTACAACTCACAATGAAGGCATATACATCAATGATTTATTAACCTGCATAGAACTCCCCGCACAGTTGACGGGGGATGAAATTGTTATTGTTGATGATAATTCTACTGATCAAATGTCATTGGATATTTTACAGGAAGCAGAAAAGCGAAATATTAAAGTACGGAAACATTCCTTGAACAGAGATTTCGCCAAGCACAAAAACTGGGCCAATAGTAATTGTACTGGTGATTATATTTTCCAATTAGATGCGGATGAAATTCCTCCCGCTCAACTGATACATCATCTTCATGATATTATCAAAGATAATAATGATGTAGATGTTATTTTAATACCACGAATTAATATTGTATATGGGTTGACCCCGCAAGATGTTGCACGGTGGGGATGGCAAGTTAATGAAAAAGGATGGATTATGTTTCCAGATTTTCAGGCTCGCATTTATAAAAATACTCCAAATATTAAGTGGTATGGTAATGTTCATGAACAAATTATTGGGAACAGGACACTTGCTACATTACCCGCAGAAGAAATGTGGGCCATCAAACACTACAAAGACATAGAACGACAGAGAAAACAGAATTCCTATTACGAGGAAATTATCATGACGGTTCCGAAAGTGAGCGGTTGATATGATCAAAAATAATGAAGTATATCTAACTTTTTCGGATGTTCAGATTGTTCCGATGTATTCAGAAATTGAATCTAGAGATGATGTGTCATTGGAAACTCAATTGACAAAAAATTATAGATTAGAAACTCCATTTGTTGCATCTCCTATGCCAGATGTGTGTGAAACAAAAATGGCAATAGCGATGTGGGAATTGGGTGGGGTAGGAATCATTCATCGTTTTATGACCATTGATGAACAAGTTAATATGGTTAAACATATGTGGGTATATACGAATGCATGGCATTCGGAAAATCCGATTGAACTACATTTTGCCAATCCCGTCATCGCAGCGGCTATAGGGGTCACGGGCGATTATTTTAATAGAGCCCGAGCGTTAGTAGATGCTGGACATGCAAACGTTCTGATGTTGGATGTAGCTCATGGGCATCATAGAAATGTGAAGCTGGCTATGCATAAACTATTATCTCTTAAGGGAGAATTTCAGTTTGATATCATAGCCGGAACCATCGCCACTCCAGAAGCAGCGGGAGCCCTTATTGATTGGGGTGCCGATGCATTGCGAGTTGGAGTTGGTGGTGGATCGGCGTGTGAAACTCGAATACGTACTGGTGTCGGAATTCCTCAATTACAAGCAATATTGAATATTCACACTTCAGATATTGTTAATGCACGTAGTGTACCATATGCTAATATTCCGATTCTTTCCGATGGAGGTATTCGATATCCCGGAGATGTTGCAAAAGCACTAATAGCTGGAGCATCAACTACAATGATGGGACATCTATTTGCAGGGACAGATGAATCACCGGGGATTGAACTTATTACCGGACAGTTTCCTGATACGAAAATTAAACGAGTATATAAGGGCGCTGCATCAGCTAGTCAGAAGCTTAATTATAATGGTGCGGCTAATTATATAGAAGGAGCGACCAAAATCATTGATGCCCGAGGCCCAGTTTCCAACGTGTTTGGTGGATTGGAAGATGGATTGCGGTCATCATTAAGTTATGTTGGTGCAGCAACCATTTCAGGATTTAAAGCAAAGGGTGAGTTGATTCAGATCACCCAAGCTGGAATGGTAGAAGCGCATCCACATATGTTATTTCAACAATAAATGGGGGTAAATGTGAAATATCTAAAATTATCTGTACTGTATGTTAATGCAGCACTCTTCTTTTTACTTATTAACAACGCACCAACGACCAAAACCAATTCAATTATCAAGTCACAGCCGACTAAATTGGAATTATACATGCATGACATAGCAATGCGAGAGAGTGACGGTTATCAACGCGCCAAAAATCAATTTGGTATGTTGGGGCTGTATCAATTTAGCAAAACTACATTGCATGCATTGGGATATAATCGTAGTGCAGAAGAATTTCTAAACAATAAACACTTACAAGATACCATGATGGTCAAGAACTTAAAAGTAAATTATGCAATATTAAAACCATATATTAAACATTACAACAATAAAACATTCAAGGGAGTCCGTATCACCACAGCGGGAGTATTGGCCGCAGCACATTTGGGCGGAGCAGGAAGTGTGATCAGTTGGTTTAATGATGATACTTCGGAAGGTCTTATAGATGCAAATGGTACTTCTATTAAAATGTACATGGTGCAATTTTCCAAACACGGACAGATAATGGGTCAATTATGATATACATTTTATTCGGTATTATGGCACTACTAGTTATTACACTTGGTTATGCGGCATTCAATTTACTGCGCAAAGTGGAACGATACGAAGCAACGATAGAAAAATATTATACTAACACTACTACTATATTACGCACTTCACGAGAACTTGATAGTATGCAAATGTTTGAAAAAGATGATGAAGTTGGATCGTTATTTCAACAATTGATTACTACTATAGGAGATCTTCGGTCGGTCGTATATGAGGATGTCTATGTCAACAAACAAAGCCCCCCCGAAGAATACGAGAGCGAATAAAAAACGAGATGCAGAAGATGTATCACCAACCCGAGCTACAAGAACTTCTAACCGAGTATATTTTACACAAGAAACAGAAAATGCGATTGTACAATATAATTTAGAAGAAGATTTATTTGTTCGGGAAATGATATATAAAAATGAAATTCAAAAACCGTTAGATAAATTAGCAGAAAATGTAATCAACCGATTCAAATTTCCGTATATTCAAGGGACATTTGATGAAGTCAAAGCACAAGTAGTATCCTTCCTAGTAATCAATCTCCACAAATATACGGCAAATAAAGGAAAGGCGTTTTCCTATTTTAGCGTTATTGCTAAAAATTATTTGATTGCCCATAATAATAATGCATGGAAAGAAGAAAAGCGAACTTCATATTTTGCAGATAAGCAAGATGAACAATTTTCTTTAGATGAATTACTTTCCTCCGATTCAGATGCCAAAGAACTTAAAGCAGATTTTTCGGAATTTTTTAGATTGGCTGTACAATATTGGGATTTCAATCTTACCCGCATGTTTAAAAAAAAGAGAGATATTGAAATTGCTAACGCAGTTATTGAACTAATGCGGCATGTCAATAGTTTGGAAAATTTCAATAAAAAAGCATTATATGTAATGATACGGGAGATGACAAACTATAAAACTTCTCATATTACCAAGGTTACGAATAAAATGCGGGCAATTATGATGGGCCAGTTAGAAGAATTTAAACGAACTGGTCACATAGCCGATCCTGCTTTATACTTCGAATATAGCAAGAAGAAACAAGTTAGATGATATTTATAAGTAACCTTTGTAGTTGGGACTATAGATATGTCAAATTTCGATAATGAAGTGTTTGAGGGAAAGACACTTGCCGATGTATTTAAGGATATTTATAACAATACGGATACTAAGCGCAAGCAAATCAATGAGTTTATTAAAAAACTGGTGATGATGATTAAAACACCAGAGGACGCTGTTGTGCTCGGTCCTGTTATAAAAGACTTTTTTGAAGTCAATGTAAAGAATGATGAGCATTTGGTGAGGGTAGCACAAATTGCACAGCGTGTGGTGTCAATAGGAGCCAAGGTAAATGGTTCTGAGGGTGTATTGACGGATTCAGAGAAAGAGCAACTTCTTAAAGAATTGTCTATTGAAGTAGCCGAAATCAAGATTCAAGCCGAAGCATTGGACAATGAGATTTTTGATTTGGAATCTAAATCTGTATGATAGATTATACTACCAAACCAAGCAATAGTAAAATATCACATCCGCAACTAACTAGTACTCAAGATGTGGATACGGCTCAAAAATTTCCATTTATATATGAGGAAGCGTTAATTCGTGATATTATTATCAATGAAGAGCACCCGCTTTATTCTCAGTCTGGATTCAATGTTGGCCAAGCACTGATTAGATTCAAAACTGATTTTAATAAAACAGATGATCAATTATCATGGGCGAATCCAATAGAAAGTAACATACAAGAATATCCATTAAAAAATGAAGTAGTGTTGGTGTATCAAATTTTTGGGCAATGGTTTTACACACGCAAAATCAATGTTACTAGAAAAATTACTCAAAATAGTTTTTATGTTTTGAATAATGAAACATCTATTGAATCCGACCGAATGCGAGTGGACAAATTTAATACTGCTCGTAGAGGCGCAGTAGAAAAACATAGTGTTGGGGAAGTTATAGATTTGGGTTTGCGGGGGAGTGGTAAGGATTTTATAGAGAATCGTGAATTATTACAATTGAAACATTTTGCCGGGGATTTAATCCTCCAAGGCAGATTTGGTAATTCTATACGATTTGGAAGTAGTATGTTGGTAAATGAAGTTGTCAAGCAAAGTCCAAATTTAATTATGCGAGTTGGTCAGAATAAACTTGATCCGGTATCAACATCTCCCGGCTCAAAAACCGCATTGACAGTAGAAGATATTAATAAAGATGATTCTTCTATCTGGATAGTATCAGAGCAAGCAGTAAATATTCAACTAGCTACCAGCGGGTCTGCGGCGTATCTTCGTCCGTTTTTTTCATATCCGGACAATCCTCGGGTTGATCAATATGTGGGCAATCAAATTGTAATGAATAGTGATAGGATATTGATTAATTCTCGTCGCAAAGACATTACAATGACTTCTAATTATAATATTAATTTGAATACTATACGAGATGTAACCATTGACACCAATGGGCAATTCATTAGTTATTCTAATTTGAAAAGATTACATTATACAGCAGATCACACCGAAGAATTTTCTAAGAAAGATCATTGTATAGTTGCTAATAGAATTTTTATTGGCACCTCAACGGAAAAGGATTCTGCAGAACCATTGGTATTGGGGTATCAATTAGCAAAGTTTTTGTTTGATTTTATACAGGCACATGTTACATTTGCTCCAACTCATGTTTTAACTGCTATGGGTCCGGGGGCATTGAATCCTGCACTGGTTACTAAATTAATAGAATTACAAAAGACATATGTTGATGTACTTAATCCAATAAAAGATATTAAAGGTGTGAAAGCATTAACAAGAATTTGCAGTAATAATAGTTTTGTATCTCGTGGTAAGTATGAAATTAAAATTCAAGAATACGGCGGCGGTGGTGGATTTGCTGGTGCTGGCGCCGGAGGAAAATTCTAATGGCACTCATTCCATCTGGAATACGATTAGCTCCCGGCGTTTCGCTTGCTAATGTTTGCAAGGAAATAGTAGACCGTGTTGAACTGCTTGCCCAGAAATTTGCGCCGAATTATGCTATACAAATTAATTCTGGGTATCGTAGTTATACGGAGCAAGCCATATTATGGAATAAAGCTCAAGAATGGAACCGAGTTCATTCTACGAAAATGGTGGCTGCATATCCGGGGGCATCTTCACATGAAGGTACCCGAATGGCGGCAATAGGATTACCAAACTGTAGTAGGGCAATTGATCTTAATATTTTGGGACCACCCGAAGCAACGGACCCCCCTACAGTCGATGATACATATGTTTTATATTCTTCTGCAACCCATCCGCAAGAATATAGTCAATTTGGAGCCGCATGGGAAGCGGAGGGACCAATAACGATGACAGGTGCCAAGGGCGCCATTATTTTTACACCAAAATGGGGTGGGAATTTTGGAGATCCACTTCATTTTTTCTATACTAGTAATCCAGTAGATTCTCCTCCACCGGATGTGAATCAGTCTGTGGTCGGAGTTAGTCCACCGATGGGGGCAAATAAGCCGGTGGAAACGCTCAATGCAACTTTACCGGTTACAAGAGTAAATTGCCCTCCAGTTGGTAAGTAAAATTTTGCTTAAGTTATTAAAAGACATCTAATTATAGTAGATACGAGGAGTGTTGTGTTATGGATAAACAGAAAATATCACAGCTTACGGCATTAATACGGCAAGTAGTCAATGAGGAATTAGAAGCTATTATTCCCGAAATAGTTGGTGAAATTAAAAAAGCCGTAGATGCGAGGGTGCAATTAATGACCGAAGAACTTAGAAAATCAACAGTTCCACCAAAACCGCCATTATCACGAAAGAGAATATCTGAAATAATAGGAGCGGAATTTGATGGTGAAACTATTCGTGCATCCACTCAAACGATGAAATCCCGGGCCTTGACTCGGGAAAACCCCGAGGAAGCGGCACCGCTTTCTACTGGTAATCCGTCTGAAGATGTAGTTCGGGCAATTACAAGAAATTACAGTGATGTAATGGCGAGGTTAAATGCAATGCGACCCGACGTAAAAGGAGTTTATAGAACATAATGCCTACTCCACTGGGAATATTATTACCGATTGAACGAGGAAACGGGGGATATTTTTCGCAAGGATATGATACACTTGAGCAAGTTAAGAGCAATTTTATTAATCTCATTTTAACTCGTCTCGGGGAGCGTGTGCACCAACCCGAATTTGGATGTGGTATACATAATTTTTTGTTTGAACAAAAAATACAAGAAACGATGGAGCTAGCTAGGTTATCAGTTATAGATGCAGTGGCAAAATGGATGCCGTTTTTAGAGTTGCTAGAGGTAACGGTAAATGAAGTGATTTCAAATATTAACACAAATACCTTACAATTATATGCTAAGTATCGGTTGTCCAATGCACCAAATTTGACCGGCGAAATAATCATAACTTTCTGAGAATACTATGGCACTACAGAAATTAACTAAAAAACCAGCTCCTGCATTGAAGGAAATAAAGTATCTTAATAAGAACTTTTTGGATTTTAGACAATCACTTATAAGTTTGTCTAAAGTATATTATCCTAACACATATACTGATTTTAATGAAGCATCTCCCGGAATGATGTTTATAGAAATGGCATCTTATGTGGGGGATGTACTTTCATTTTATGTTGATAATACATTCAAAGAAAATTTGTTGGGGTATGCGGAAGAAAACAAAAATGTCATTTCAATTGCGCAGTCTTTGGGATACAAACCAAGATTAACTGCACCTTCTATTTGTGATGCGGTTTTATTTCAAATTGTTCCCGCGTCAAATACATATGAGCCAGACCCCGATTATCTTTTACATATAGGAGCGGGGAGTACATTTTTTAGTAGTACAAATCCGCAGGTTATGTTCCGCAATATTGATATTGTAGATTTTGCTGACCCGGCAGATCGTGATGTTACGGTATATGCTAGAGATTCTGGCACACAGCAGCCAACATTTTTTCTTGCAGTAAAAAAAGTTAGATTGATATCAAGTACGACAAAATCTATTCAAATAACAATTAATGATCCAGAAAAATTTCATGTTATAACACTTCCTGATAGCAATATAATTAATGTTATTAGTGTAGTAGATTCTCAGAATAATACATGGAATGAAGTGGATTTTTTGGCGCAGGATTATATATTTGACGAAACAACTCCTAATATATATGCAACTGAACCGGGGGTTCCTCCATTATATCGTGCGCAATTAATAAGTTCTCCCCGAAGATTTGTAACTAGATTAACTGAAAATAGTGCATATCAATTAATGTTTGGATCTGGGACCGGTACCGTATCAAC